AAAAGATGGTAGTCAAGAATATTTAAAAAGAAGAAATGAAACTACTGGAATGATTACTTTAATTCAAGAAAATGAATTAGTAAGAACAGTTAATAAAATAGAAATGTGCAGACTTCAAGGTTTTCCCGATGATTACTGCGACATACTTACAACTGCAAAAGCAGGATCATTATTAGGAGATGGATGGACTTTACCAATAATAGAACATATTTTTTCTTTTATAAATTTAAACATTAAAACACAATGATAATATTAGTAGATGCTGACAGTTTAATTTGGTCAAGTTGTTACAGACAAAAAGAGCACGAAAACGACGAACAATATCACACAATAGAAAATGCAATATTAAAGTATGATGAGGTATTGATGTCGATTGTTAACACGATTGAAGAGACATACCAAATTGACAAAGTAATAACATTTGCGAATGCAAGGGGAAACTTTAGAAAAGAAATATCAAAAAGTTACAAAGCCAACAGAATAGGCAGAGAGATACCACCTATTTTAAACCAGCTGCAAGATTATGTTAAATTGCAATACGAAAGCATATCTGGTTATGGAGTTGAAACAGACGATGTCGTAGCAACATATTGGAAACAATTAACTGATACATTTGGCAGAGACGAAGTATTAATAGTAAGCATTGACAAAGATTATAAACAACTGCCTTGCATCATTTATGACTATCAATATAAGAAACAATGCTTTTATAACATTACAAAAGAGCAATCGATATACAACTTTTACGAGCAAATGATAATAGGAGATACGGCGGACAATGTAAATTTTTGCAAAGGTTATGGAGTAGCATATTGCAGAAAAGCATTTAAAGGCTGTTTAAGCGAACAAAGTTACATTAGAGTAGTTTATCTACTATTTAAAAAGATATACAAGCACAAGGCACGTGAGAAGTTTATCGAGTGCAAATTATTATTAAAACTAAAAACAGAATAATGAATAAACAAACATCTGTATGTACTGCAATTAATTCAATTTGCGGAGTTAACATATACGAAAACAAAAGAACACAAGATTTAGTAGACATTCGCTCAATGACTTGTTATATCTTACACAAAGATTTAAAATTTACGTTATATAATGTAAGAGACCATTTCATTTCAAACGGAAAGAAAATGAGTCATTGTAACGTATTACACAATGTTAGACTATTTGATGAAGTAAGAGGCAGAAAACCACATTTAAACGAGATTAGAGACACGATAATGTTATCAGTAGAGCCAAAGTTCTTACTACTAAAAAGAATTGAAAATATAGAGGATAAAGATGCAATAGAAAGAATAACTAACTGTATAAACTATAATGAATGAAATATACAAAAGAGCAATCGCAAAGATTGAAAAATAAAGGAATGAACGGATTTACTAAATATGACAGACCTTTGAAAGAAGTAACTATAGAAAATGGATATTTTATAATTGAAAGTAAAATGAATAGAACAGATAAAAAATTGCGTAAATCATTATGAATAAAACAGTAAAAATTTCAGAAATAAAAGTAAATCCAAACAATCCAAGATTGATAAAGGATGACAAATTTAAGAAACTGGTTTCGTCAGTAAAAGACTTCCCAGAGATGCTTAATATTAGACCGATAGTAGTAAACCAAGATATGATTATATTGGGCGGTAATATGAGATTCAAAGCCTGTAAAGAGGCTGGATTAAAAGAAGTGCCTATAATTATAACAGACCTAACCGAAGAGCAACAAAAAGAGTTTTTAATAAAAGACAATGTATCTGGTGGTGAATGGGATTGGGATATATTAGCCAATGAATGGGATGTAAATGATTTAAAAGATTGGGGATTAGATTTGCCTTTGGGATATGATGAAGTTTTAGAAGCAGAAGAGGATGACTTTGAAGTACCAGAAGGAGGTATTGAAACCGATATTGTATTGGGAGATTTGTTTGAAATTGGAGAGCATCGATTGCTTTGTGGGGATTCAACTTGTAGTGATACGGTTGCAAAGTTAATGGATGGGAAGAAAGCGGACATGGTATTTACAGACCCGCCTTATGGTATGAATTTAAATACTAATTATGCAGATATTCATAAAAATCATTTAGGAGAAGCCAAAAATCAAAATAAAATCATAGGAGATGATAAAGATTTTAATTTTTTAGACTTCTATGCTTTATTTGAATATGTTAAAGAACAATTTTGGTGGGGTGCTGATTATTATAAAAATGAAATACCAAAAGAAGGCTGTTTTTTAGTTTGGGATAAAACATTAGGAGAACATAAAGAAAGGATAGGCAATGAATTTGAAATATGTTGGAGCAAACAAACACATAAAAAAATAATTGATAGAATTAAATGGGTTGGATTTATTGGAATAAAAAAAGATGATGGTAAAAGACAACACCCATCTCAAAAGCCTATTGAATTATGTTATAGATATTTAAATGATTATTCAAAAGAAAAAAATATAATTGTTGATTTATTTTTAGGCTCTGGCTCAACAATGGTAGCAGCACACCAACTAAAACGCAAATGCTACGGAATGGAATTAGATCCTAAATACTGCCAAGTAATAATTGACAGAATGAGAAAACTTGATGAGACATTAATAATCAAAAGAAACTGAATAGAAATATAATGGGAAAGACAAAAGAGCAACACGAAAAAGAAATAACAGATGTAATAGTAAAGCACAAGATAATGAAGATAAATCATATTTTTCAGCATTATACTGACTTACAACATTCACAGTTTTATAATTTAGACTTGGACAAATCGGAAAGTATTAAAGAAGCAATACAGACAAACAAAAGCAAAGCAGTAAGTTATATGCTTAACAAGTGGGTTGGTTCAGATAATGCAACTTTACAAATATCAGCATTTAAAGTATTATGCGAAGATGAAGATAGAAAAAAACTATCTATGCAATTTGTTGAATCTGAAAACACACATCAAGTCAGAAAGTTTGAAGTAGAAATACTAAAGCCAAATAATGAAGATACAGAGCAATAAAGTATTTGAGCATTTAGATAATTCAACAAAAAGAATAACAATAGAGCAAGGCGGAACAAGATCGGGCAAAACCTATAATATTCTAATGTGGTTAATATTTGGTTACGCTTTAAAGAACACTGGAAAGACGATAACTATTTGCCGAAAAACATATCCATCCCTCCGAGCAAGTTCGATGAGGGATTTTTTCGATATACTGCGGCACTATGATATGTATGATGAAGCAGACCATAACAAGAGCAATTCAGAATATAAGTTAGAAGGCAATCTATTTGAGTTTATAAGTTTAGATCAGCCACAAAAGGTAAGAGGGCGCAAAAGGGATATATTATATATCAATGAAGCGAATGAGTTATACTTTGAAGACTGGCAGCAGCTTATTTTTAGAACAACAGAAAAGGCTATTTTAGATTATAACCCAAGCGATGAGTTCCATTTCATTTATGATAAGATTAAACCCCGGGACGATGCCGATTTTTACATAACAACTTACAAAGACAATCCTTTTTTATCAAAAGAGATAGTAGCAGAAATAGAGCGTTTAAAGAACATTGATGAAAACTATTGGAAAATATATGGTCAAGGTCAAATCGGTTCATCACAAGCCTTAATATTCCGTATAAACGAATGTAACAGTATTCCAAGCGATGCAAAGTTTTTGAGTTATGGAATGGATTTTGGATTTACAAACGATCCAACGACGTTAATTATAATTTATAAGCAAGGGGATAACATTTATTTAAAAGAATTAATATTTGAAAAAGGATTGACAAATTCAGACATCAGTAATAAATTAAAGTTTTACGAAATAGATCGAAAAGAAATATTTGCAGATAGTGCAGAGCCAAAAAGCATTGAGGAATTATATAGAATGGGTTGGAATATTAAACCAGCCACAAAAGGTCAAGGATCAATTAACATCGGAATAGATATGATGAAACGATACCAGCTGCACGTTACAAAAGATTCAGTCAATATGATAAAGGAATTTAGAAACTACAAATGGCAAGAGGATAAGAACGGAAACATTTTAAATGTGCCAGTTGATATGTTCAATCATACAATTGATGCAGTCAGATATGGATTATATGACAAATTAGCAAGACCAAATTACGGTAAGTATGCAGTAAGATAAATGTCACACAAATAATTAATTAATACGTTATATATTAAACATACAAAAGAATATGAAGGTAACAGTTCCAAGTTCATTAGCTGATATTACATTAGCGCAATATTTAAGATACTTACAAGCGATAAAAGATTCAGAAAAACAAAACAATGAGAATTTTCTTGAAATTAAAATGCTTGAAATATTTTGTAACTTAACTCATATTGAGGTATTAAATATTGAGTATTAGTATGTCAGTTCAATATCAGAAAAGATTGCCTTAATATTACAAGAAGAGCCAGGACTTGTACAAAAGTTTAAAGTTGGCGATATAACATTTGGTTGGATTCCAAAATTAGACGATATGAGTTACGGTGAATTTTTAGATCTAAATGCAAATATATCTGAATGGGATAGTATGGTTGTTGCAATGGGAGTTTTATATCGACCGATAACAAAAGAGCAAAGCGGAAAATATTTAATAGAAGAGTACAAAGGAGACACGTATCACGATGCTTTGAAAGAAATGCCAATGAATGCCGTCATAGGTTCAATGGTTTTTTTTTGGAATTTAGGACTGGACTGCACGACTTATATTACCAAATATTTGGAGGAGGAGATGAAGACAATGCCTTTTCAGAGTCAGCTCAATTTAGTAAACAATGGAATTGGTATTCAACAATCGATGAGCTCGCTGGGGGAGACCTTACAAAGTATGAAGCGATAGAGCAAATGAACGTACATAAGTGTTTGAATAATTTATGTTACAAAATTGATAAGCAAAAAAAAGAAAATAACGAGTTAAAAAGAGCGCAAAGAAATGGCAGATAATTTAAGAGGAGTAGAAGCAATTTACAGAGTGATTGAGACGATAAAAACAGAATTAGATGCAAATGTATTTTGCAACAAAGTTACTCTTGGAGAAATGACAGAAATAGATTTAGCTAAACAGACTTTGTTTCCTTTGGCAAATATTACAATGGACACAGTTACTCATTCTGAAAACTCATTAACGTTTCAAATCACGATTGTAAATGTTGATATAGTTGAAGTATCAAAAGACTTGCCGACAAATAGCATATACGGAAATGACAATCTAATATACATTTGGACAAATCAATTATACGTAATAAATAGACTGATTGCAAGATTAAGAGAAAGCAGTATCAACGAATATATATGGCAGTTAGAGGGAGACATTCAATCAGAATTTATTAACAAGGAAATGGAAAATATGTTGGCTGGTTACTCAACGACATTTAGCGTAACAGTTCCAAATGATATAAGCAAATGTTAAAGATTGACAATCTAAAAGAGGCACTTGATGACTTTAGCGATAAGATAGTTGCTGATGCAAAATCTAATTTACAAAGCAGCGGAAAAGTAGACACTGGAAAATTAAAAGATACATTAAAAAATGTAGGTGTAAAAGTATCAAAGAATTCTATTGAGATAGGAATTAAAATGATGCCTTACGGTGCGTTTGTCGATAAGGGTGTTCGAGGTGTTGGCGGTGTTCGTAAACAAACATCAACATTTAAAAGAACCAATAACAAGGGGAAGTTATGGAAGCAAAAAGGAAAGGGAAGTCCATACTCATTTAAAGAGGGCAAAAAGCCATCAGTTAAACATTTTATAGAATGGTCAAACAAAAGAGGATTAAGTCCTTATGCAGTACGTGAGAGCGTTTACCGACAAGGTATAGAGCCTAACCATTTTTTAACAAATGCAGTAAAATCAAATATTAATTCTTTGCCAACAGTAATTCAGACAGCTTTTGCTTTTGATGTGCAGTCAACGGTAAACTTTTTAATAAAATCAAATTTTAAAAATCAATGAAAATAATAAAAGTTAGAAGTCCTTTTTTTGTGTCAATAAATGAAACAGCACAAATCGGTAGCAAAGTAGAACTTTATATTTACAATAAAGGAAATTCAATACCTACTTTTTTGAGTGGTGTAACTGTATCAACAGCTGGACAATTCTCTTGTACTGCTGCTACATTTGCAGTAGGAAATACGGTAACCATTAGTGGAACATTAGGCGGCACTGGAACGATAACGGGATATACGAATCCTAAAACGTATTTTGTTATAGCCACAAATGGAACTACTACTTTTACTTTGTCGGCAACTTTAGGAGGTACTGCATTAACCACAACCGCTGGAACACCAACTGGATTGACTTACTTAACACAGATAAGCGGATATTATTCTTTGTCAAAGTCTATTGCTTCAACAACGCAAATAGAAAATGTTTACAATATATCTAATTATGTGCGTGAA